CCCCGGTTGGTACGACGGTCTGAATGCCGGGCACATCAAAGGAAACCTGTACGGCACTCCGTCAGGCGGGCCGATGGTTTGGGTAGGAGATCGTCTCTGGGTCGCAGTGGACGACGAGCTTTTCGCGAGCGACAACTCGAACCCGTTTTCTTTCCGGGAAAATGTTTATCTTGGCGGGCAATCCAGCTTTCGATTCATCGGAAAGATTACTGCGATGTCTCGCACTCCCGCGGCAGAAGCGCCGCAGCTCATGGTGTTCACGCAGGCCAATGGATCCCTCGTTCAGGCGAGCATCCGGGATCGCAGCCTCTGGCCTACGACCATCAATTTTCAAGAGGAAATTATTCAGGTCGGCTGCTGGTCCCACAGATCGGTTATCTCTCACTTTGGAAAATTGATTTGGTACTCTCCGGCTGGCGTGGCAATTTACGATCCGGCTACTTCGGCCAAGCTGACGACCCGGCTCCCGATTCGGGATTCCGAAATGCTCGAGGACAAAAGCCGTTTGAGCGATGATCTCTCTTTTGCGGCCTCCGGCAAGTTCGGTCAGTTCATCATGCTTTCTCTGCCTTCAGAGGATACGTACAACCGCACTACGTGGATCATAAACAACGCCAGCTTCACCAGCATGTCAGACGACTCTGGTCCGTGCTGGAACGGCTACTGGCTCGGCACCCGGCCGGTTCAGTGGATGTGCGGGCAAGTCGGCGGAGTAGAAAGAGCCTTTCACGTTGCACACGACGAAGACGGAAAAAATCGCCTCTGGGAAACCTTCCAGCCAAACCGGCTCGACAACGGTTGTCCTATCACGTGGGCGATCTTTACTCGCGGTTATTTCGGACAGACGGCCGCGGTTCAAGCAAAACCTCCCGGAAGCAAGTGCCGACTCAAATGGGTCGACGTCGCGCTAAGCGCAATCGAGGAAGATTTAGATCTCGGCGCGTTCTACGCCGGTGGAATGAGCGGGTCCTTTGAACCATTTCTAGTGACGAAATTGAACGCAGAGCGCGGGAGTCTATCCTACGATTTGCCCATAGATCTCGACTCGCAGATCTTTTCTTTCAAGCCGCAGTCTCGCACAGTGAGGACTCAGGATGCCGACGAGCAGACCGCTACTCAGAGCGGCGCGTGTCCAGTCGAAAAGAGCGAGCGGGACAATATCGATACGAATTTCCAGATCCTCATATCTGGGCATGGCCCAGCTACGATCCGATGGATTCGCCCAGTCTCGATTCTGGAGAATCCTGATCTCGATGGCAATCCGAAAGCCTGCGAGGACGAAGAAGGCAAACGCGCGGTGCGCTATGATGGCGAGGCCGTGAAAGCGGATACGTATCCGGAACTAGTAGCGGGCCTAGCTAACGCCCCCGAGAATCATTTTTTGGCAGTGGCAACTGCAACACTCGAGCAGAACGGTTTTGTAGCGACGGGTGCCGGAGTAGCCGAGAGTATTGTGTCCCAACGCGCGGCGGATCGTGTGGCAAAAATTATCGCAACGAAATTCGCGGAGCAGGAATTATCCGCGGTTCAGCCTGCTAGCTATTCAACCGGTGTGGGACTCGACTAATGAACGTCTTACTTGACAATTTGTACGCCCGGCGTCCGAAGATCCATTACGTGTGCCCTCCGATCTGCGGAGTGCAATTCGTCCCCACAAGTTCCGGCTCTCCCTCGGTCTCAATCGAGCCAGCCAATCCTCTCGCGTGCGTCCAGTATCGCATAACAGAGGATGGGTTCCTGACGTGGGACGAATACCCCGGAGCGGTTTGCTATAACGTGTACATGACTCCGTTTATTGAGCCCCCGGCGCCCCCGGTTTCTCCAGAGGTTACCGGGCAGCCGGAATCGGAAGTCCTTGACGAAGGAGAAACGGCACTTTTCTCAGTCACTGCATCCGGAACTGCGCCGCTCGCATACCAGTGGCAGAAGAACGGCGTCGACATCCCCGGAGCGACTTCAAGTTCATTTTCTATTTCGAATGCGGTTCCTTCCGATTCCGGAGATTACCGGGTTATCATTACAAACGAAGCGGGGACCGTTGTCAGCGATACCGTCTCGCTAGTGGTAAATCCAGCGATTATCGCTCCGACGATTACCGTTCAGCCGCAATCCCAGACGGTGGAAGTGGGCACGGCCACGGTTCTCTCAGTAACTGCAACAGGAACCGCCCCGCTTACCTACCAATGGAAAAAGGCGGGAGTGGATATCGGCGGAGAAACCGGAAGTACTCTTACCTTCGCGTCTCCCGCGCTGGGAGATACGGGTTCGTATACCGTTTTGGTTACTAATGCCGCCGGTTCCGTGTTGAGCGACGCTGCGGTTCTCACAGTGCTCTCAGCCGGGGATTACCTCGCGTATACTTGGTCAAATCAGGTTGTGACGAACGGCGGCGCGGCCCCGTCCAGCGGATCGAAATCCGCGGTTAGCACTTTCTGGACTTCGCTCATTTCTGCGGGGATCCATACGAAAATGATCTCGGTAGTGGTCATGGCTCCCGACAATTTGATCGCGGCGATCACTCCTATCACTAAGACCGCCGGGAATACGCCGTGGACTAACATGGGATTCCTTTCTGGAGATCTCACGGTAAACGGTCTCATCAGTGATGGAACCAAATATTTAAAGTCGGGCGTCATACCGGCCTCGGACTATGCCGGAGACAACTCTGCCGGATTGACGTACTACAGACCCGTATCTACCGCAGAGCAAAAAATCGGCTGCGGAACCGCCAATTTTATTTTGGCGATGGACTACATCAGCCTAGTAATTTTCGATTGCTGGAACGCCGTAGGAGGACGGTTGATCGGCGGGATGCCCGCGGAGGCCGGTTTCATAAGCGGCAATAGAACTAACGCGACTTCCGCGGCAGTATATCGAGCCAGCTCCATCGCGGCGTTTAGTTCGGTGCTCAGCAGTACAACGCAGTCTTCTATAGGCACTCGCGCGAACGCTCCTCTGGAAATATACGCTTTTAGCGCGAATAACGGAGGAGTTGCTTCCGATGTGGTCACCACTCGACACAGCTTTTTTGCGATCCACACCGGACTTTCTGCGGCAGAGGCGCAAGCATTCTACAACGCGATCCAAGCACTACGTGTAGCCTTCGGCGGCGGATACGCATAATTTTATGGCAAATAGAGTCTATATTCCTATCCAGAGCTGCGTGGCAAGGCAAGGACGCCTTCCGGTTGGGCGCGGCTGCTTTGTTGTGACTGCGGTCACCGGTGCGGGAGAAACTCCCTTCTGTGATCCGGTGTGCCAAGCTTCCGGTCCGACTCCCCCGATTCCCCCCAGCAATCTTCCGTGCGCGAATTATTATCTGGTAAACACGACTGAGTCGGCCTCGGATTTTACATGGGATCCGTACCCGGAAGCGACGGGATACAACGTCTACTCTGCGTCCGATACGGACCCCATGAACTTTGTTTTGACGCACTCCAACATCCCGGTCTCAGTTCTCCCGATTGATTGCGAGAGTATCATCGTATCTGCGATCACTCCGGCGGGGGATAGCCCGGCATGTGATCCCATTCACTTTTGTCCAGTGGGTCCTCCCATACCGGAAGGCGCGTGCGGTCCGATGCCGTTTGATCCGGCCAGTCTTACTCCGTGGGCATGGTGGAAAGCGGATAGCTTTCCGGTGATGGCGGACAATACCGCGGTCGGCGGACCCGGGTTAGTCTGGGAGGACCAGAGCGGCAACGGTCGGCACGCGACAACTGGTCAGCCTCAGCCACTCTATCGAGCCCCCGGTGCGGTTTTCACCGGTCCCGGATTGCCAAGCATACAATGCGGAATTGGAGATAATGGAAGTTTTGAGATCCCCACATTCACTACCCCCGGGAACTTCACTCTCGTATTTCTGTACAAGTCGGCTCCCACTGGAGTGCTTAACGTATTTCTAGGGACCGAAGTTCCGTTCCCCCGAGTCGCAGACGTGGTTTATGCGGAGGGTGGAAGCTACAAAAAAGACGGAGAATTTTGTGGGTCGACGGCGTCACCTTCGGATGCTTGCGAAGACGGAGGAAGCTTTTCTGGAAACGCCAACGTGGCGATTTTCCGCCGCATCGGCAATACGTTGACGTTTTTCAATAACGGAATGAATTTGGGATCGGTTTCGGACGCTTGTTTTCACACCTTCACGCGCTTGGGCGGCTACGTTGCGGGAGTGCAGAACCATCCGCTGAACGGAAATTTCGGAGAAGTATTTCTGTTCGATACCGGAGTCTCTGATAGCGATCTCCTGTCCCTTGTGGAGGGTTACTTGCGGCCCAAGTGGTGTTTAATCGATTGTGTAGCATAGAAAATTATGAGCTTGAAATCAACCAACTTAACAATCCAGATGGGGGCCTTGCCCGCGACGTTCCGGGGTACCCCTCAAGATCTCGCGAACCAGATGCTGGCGAGAATGAAAATCCTTTCCCCCGACGGGAGCTCTTTCATCTTCACCGGCGACACGAAGCCTACTTCCAATGTGGGGCCATGGTTGAAGGGCGGCACCCAGTGGTACGTTTGGGACGCTTCTGTCAATGACTACGTTCCTCTGGACGTTTCGCCGTCGATCACTGCACCGTACTGGATTGGATCCTCGCTTCCTACCGGCACGAACCCGCCTCTATGGCTCAAGACCACACAGGACGCCTCTGACGTCGATCCGACGTACGGCAGTGCCCTGTACTGGGCACTGTGGAATGGCTCCGCGTGGGTTGCCTTTCTGGCAGCCAACGGTCTCGGCACCACTGCAGAGCGCCCCGTCTCCCCGGGAGAAGGTACGATGTTCTACGACACCACGATCAACGTGCAGCTTTGGTTTGAGCGCGGTCAGTGGAGAACGTACTCCGGCG